AGCGGCGTCACCCTGCCCGTATTGGTACGGGTTGTGCGGCATCGCTTTTCTGCCAATCGGCTTCAAGCGCCGCAGCGGCAGACGGTTCATCGCAAACCGCCTTGCACTATTCTGCCTGCTGGGCCATATTCCGTCGTGACGCGCATGTAACGCCCTTTCCATGTGCGTCCGGGTTAAGGGTTGCGGTCAAAACTTCCCTCGGCCCATCGGCGGTAGAGATACTGCCACCACGTCGCGCCGCAACGCAAGCGACATCGCAAGCCCCGCTCGGCATCCCCGGCGGGGCTTGCTGCGTTTGGGGTTGCGCCTGCGCCCGCCGTATTGCATTATTCTGCGCGACCACCGAGAGGATCACCTATGCCTGAAATCCCCATCGTCGGCGCCGCGCCGCCGAAACCCGACGCGGGCCACGTCGCGCTCGGTATCACCAATGAGACCCTGACGACCGCGATCCGCATGATGCTGGACCTGCAATCGCCGGTCTCCTCGCTGGCCGCGACCGACATCATCAACATGCTGTTTGAGCACATCGGCAAGATCGTCTCTCTGATCGAGCCTGAGCAGCTTCGGAACGCGCTGATCGCCGACATCCGGCGGAACCTGCCGGGCGTGGTGAACCGGCATTTGCTGGCGCGCTCGGCGCAGCCGCCGGGCCTTGTCGCGCCACCGCCCGGCATGATGGTGCAGTGATCGTGGCAGAGGCGCCGGATTTTCAGGCGATCTACCGCTGGTTCAATCATTGGCTGAAAGAACCTCTCAACGACCGAGAGAAGTTGCTGATCCGCGAGACGCTGCATTGCCTGGAATCCCCGAACGATTATGCCCGGTTCAAACGGGCCATCCCGCCTTCGGGCGCGGGGGTATGGTGAGCTTCACCCTCGCGCAGCGGCGCGCCCACTACCGGGCGCATCCGGAGAAGCGGAACGCGCTGCAAGCCCGCTGGCGTGCGCGGCATCCCGGCGCCGACGCGGCGAATCAGCGGGCCTATCGCAACCGCCAAGCCCGCAAGGCCGAGATCGCTGGCGCGCTCGCCTCGCTTTTGAGCGCGCACCGCCTTAGATTGATCGGCGTCCGGCTGGTGCGGTCGGGCCAGCGCGACGGGTTCGACTCATGGGCCATGAAGTAGACTGGTCGAAATTCCCGAAGCCGTGGAATCGGCTCGGCCCGGCGCTCCAGACGGCGCTTCGGCGGGACGTGACCATGATCGTCGCGGGCCGTCCGCCGGTGCCGCCGCCCCCACTGCCGGATCGCTGGTTCGCTGACATCCGATATCCGACCCGCTTCACCTGATGGCCGTCTCCACCCTTCGCCAGCACGACAAGCTGAACCGGCTGGCGCGCCGTCAGCACTGGCTCGGGCCGTTCCTCAAATTCATCGACTCGATCCGCATCGACTCGAAGGAGGTTCCGGCCGAGGACGAGCGCGGGTCGAAGCTGCACCTGTGGACGACGCAGCGGCTTTTCCTTGAGCAGCTTGCCGAGGGGCTGGACCGCGGGCAACACACGTTCCTCACGCTGAAAGGCCGCCAACAGGGTCTCTCGACGATCACGCTGGCGGTGCTGCTGTTTTGGGTTGCGGTGCATCCGCGCTCGATCGCCGCGCTGGTCTGCAACGAGGAAAAGGTGCGCGACGCCTTCCGCGATCTGCTGAAGCGCTATCACGAGAGCTTCCCGCCAGATTTCTTCGGCGAAGCCTTCGCCAAGGTGCGTCACAACTCGTCGCACTTCCTGTTCACCAACGGCTCCCGCATCGACTACCTGATCGCTGGCACCCGGAAAAAGAATTGGGGTGAGTCGCGCGGCTACAGCGCGTGCCTTTGCACCGAGGTTGCGGCCTACGGCGAGGAAGACGGCATCAACAACTTTATCGAAGCGCTCGCGCAGGAAAACCCCGACCGGCTGTTCATGTTCGAGTCCACAGCGAAGGGTCCGAACCACTGGCAGGAAATGTGGAACGACGCCGAGCGCGACGAAGAAAACACCTGTCGCATCTTCCTCGGGTGGTGGGCCAAAGACCTGAACCGCATCCGCAAAAACCAGCCGCACTATCAGAAATACGCCGGCGCCCTCAGTGGCGAGGAAACCGAGCTTTGCAACGAAGTGCTGGAGCGCTACGGCCACGTCGTCACGATGGAGCAACTGGCGTGGTGGCGGTACAAGCTGGCGACCAGCGACCGGCAGAGCGCCGAACAGAACCAGCCGTGGACGCCCGAGCAAGCCTTCGTCCTAAGCGGCTACAGCTTCTTCGCGACCCGGCTCCTGCAAGAGCAGTACGAGCGCGTCTATCACAAGCCCTTCAAGGCGTACCGCATCTACATCGGCACGTCGTTCTGGACGATGCGCGTCGAGCAGGTCGAGGCCAGCAGCGACGCGGAATTGAAGATTTGGGAAGACCCTGTGCGGGAGGCGCAATATGTCATCGGCTGCGACCCGGCCTACGGGCATTCCGACGACAGCGACAGTCATTGCGTTTCCATCTGGCGTTGTTATGCCGACCGTCTCGTGCAGGTTGCCGAATATACGGATAATCGACCTGAGACAAAGCATTGCGCCTGGGTGCTGTGCGGTCTCGCTGGAGCTTATCGGAACTCCATCATCAATCTTGAGCTTTACGGCCCCGGTCGGACGGTGATGAACGAAATCGACAACGTTCGCATCCAACTCCAGGCCGACATGTATAAGGCGGCGCGGGACGACAAGGAGTGGGACGAGGATTTCATGGCCGGGGTGCGGTGGTTCCAGTTCCGCCGCAACGACAACCCCGGATCGGCCGGCTTCATCTACAATTTCGAGACGAGTTCCAAATCCAAGATGATGCTGTTCAACGGCTTCCGCGACGCCTTCACGTCGAACATGCTGGACATCAACTCGGCGCGCTGCATCGAGGAGATGAACAACATGGTGCAAGAAAAGGGCGACATCGCGCCCGCGGCACCGGGCCGGCAGCACGACGACCGGCCGTTCGCGGCGGCGCTCGCGCATTTCGCCTGGGATAGCGTCGCCTGCGGCGCGCTGCGCGGCTCGATGATCGCCGCCGGCATGACCTTCGAGCGGGTGTCGGCGGCCGAGCGCGGCGAGAACGTCGGCGGGCAAGCGATCGTCGATAAGCTGGTCTACTCCTACTTCGCCCGCGCCGAGGCGGAAGCCGAAGAACGGGAAGCGGCTGGGCCGTGGGCGCACGAGGACAACCCGGACCCGTTCCTGTTGTCGGCGGCGGGCTGGCGAGCGCGGCGGGGGCTGGCATGATGGAGGCGGCAGCCGCGTGGCTTTTGGTGGTTGTTTCTTTGGGCGGCGGCTATAGCGGTGGCGGTATCGCTACTGCCAGATTTATAGACAAGCCCTCTTGTGAGGCGGCGGCAATCGACCTTGAGAACCTAGACTCCCGCGTGAAGGCCCGCTGTTATAGGGACCGCAAACCATGATGGATTTCCTCGCCGCCTCGGCGGTGGTGATCCGGCATCCCGGTAGACTGGTACGCTTATCTGCGACCCGGCCCGACTTTCGCGCATCTGCCGATGCGGCGGGACTTCAACCGGCCGCGGCTACTGGTGGGGTTTGACAATGGCTGACCCCCAAAAAAACGATGATCGTGCCCGCGCCCGAGCAGAGCTAGTCATTCGGTGGTTGCGGAGCGGCGCATCCAACTTGAAGCGAATATACGGATGCTCGCAGAGTTGGGGAATTTCCGAGAACGAACCGCCGCGCGCAATTGGTTGCTCGCCAACGCCGCGGCACAGGAGAAACAAGACAATGCCGATCACGGTTGACGGCGAGACCTATCCGGACGTGGGCGCGTGGAACCGCGCGATGGATGCGCGCGCTGTGCAGAGCGAAGGCGCGAATCTGCCGAGTGCTGCTGCCAATGTCATGTCGCCGCCGGCGAGCGCCCCCGGCGCGGGAGCGGTCGCGTCTGCCAACGAAATGTCGCCGATGGCGCCGGGCAACCTGTCTCTCAGCCCCGATCTTCGCTCGTTTCCGTTCGCGGCGACGGCGCCGGTTGCCGGAAGCGCGCCGGCAGCGACCGCGATGCCGCAGGGCCGCGATGCCGTCGTGCGGTTCTGGATGGCGCAAGGCGCGCCGCAGCACGTCGCCGAGGGGATCGCGGATCGCGTCAACATCGAAAGCGGCTTTAAGTCGTCGGCGTGGAACCCGAACGACATGGGATCGCCGAGCGGCGGGCTGTATCAGCACCACGCCGACCGCCTCGCCGGGTTGAAGCAATTCGCCGAGGCGCAGGGCAGGCCGTGGACCGATCCGGACGTGCAGAACCAATTCGCGCTCCGCGAGGTTCAGGGCGGCGACTCCATCGCGGCTAAGCACTGGCAGGAAATCCTTGCGGCGCCTGATCGCAGGACGGCGGAAACGCTGTGGACGCGGTATTTCGAGCGCGGCGTGCCAAGCCCCGGCGGGCATCGCATCGGTGGTCGATTCGCCGGCATGGGTCCGCAGGTCGGTTCGCTCGACGCCGCGATGGCGCCGATGCAACTCGCCGCCGCCGAGCCGGTCGATCCGACGAAGCGGATGGATCAGGTTCGGCCCGCGCAAGACTTGAACATCGGCATCTCGGCACCATCGGCCGGCACGCCGTTCCAAGACATGCTGAAGCGCGGCGGCGGCGCGGCGATCCCGCTGGTGCCGGGGCCGGGCCGCGGCGGCGCGTTGCAGCCGATCCCGATATCGCCGGCGCCGAACCTCTACAAAGGCTATCAGGACGCGCTCGCCTCGATCCTCAACGGCCAGCGCCGAGGCTTCGGGAGTATTTTCGGATGACGGTCAAATTCAAAGACACCGACCCCTGCACCGACATCATCCTCGACTTCATCGCCGGGGGGCTGTGGGGCGACATGCTCGGCAACCCGATCGGCGAGTCGAACGGCAACTACAACGCCTTTTTCGGGCACCCGTCCTCGACGCGCGATTTCAGCCCCTACACGCTGGATTACATCTATGCCTTCCAGGGCGGGATGCTGAAAACCGACCCGCGCTCGACGGCGCTCGGGCGATACCAGTTGTTGCGAAAGACGCTGAAGGCGCTGCAAGGCAAGCACGCGCTGCCCGGCTCAACGCTGTTCACGCCGGAATTGCAGGACGGTTTCGCCGTCGATCTGCTGGTGGGCCGCAGCTACAAGGCGTGGTGGCGCGGCGCCATCACCGACGCCGAGTTCGCGGTGAACCTCAGCCTGGAATGGGCTTCCCTGCCCGACCCCGACAATGCCGGCCGCTCGGCCTATGACGGCGATGTGGCCGGCAACCACGCGAGCACGACGCTCGGCCACGTCTACGACATGCTGGAGCGCGCTCGCGCCGCTCAGAAAAAATGAAGCGTGCGACCGACGCGGCTAAATGGGACGGGTCAGGCTTTAAGCCCGAGCGGGTCAAGCCCCGGGAGCCGTGGGGAAGGCGCATGGACCTGCGCGAGCGGGAGTTCGAAAAGGCTCCCGTCGAAACGTTGCTCACAATGGCGAAGGTCGCTGGGACGCCGATAGCGCACATATCTCGAATAACGCGATGGAGGCGGAACCGCAGTTATACACGATGGCTTGCGATCCCGCTTAACGATAGGCACGCGGCTATCTGGTCGCCGGAAGCCG